TTCACCGCCTGGCCGGACAGCGAGACGATCCGCTGCGCCCGCTGCGCCAGGTACTCGACCACCCACGGCTGGTCGCCTACGAAGCGGTTGGCGAGCTCGGCCAGCCAGTCCTGGGCGATGATGTGCACCCGCGCATCCGGCCCGCCGTCCCACTGGGTGCTGATGTCGGTGATCCGGCCCGAGAACACCAGGGCCGAGTCGGCGGCCCCGGACGAGGGGGCCAGCATCTGAACGCCCGCGAGGGTGAACCGGACGAGGCCGTCCCAGGTCGGCGTCGCGCCCAGCGAACTCCATGCACTGTCATCGAGGTCGTCCCACTCCGGGCCGATGGGGAAGATGACGATTTGGAAGCCCAGCCACACCGCGTTCGGCGGAGTGAACGTGAGGTCCACCTGGCCGGTGAGCATCGGGATCGGCGTCGGCGTGCCGATGGGCGTCCCCGGCCCGGCCGGGTTGGTGAAGCTCAGCGGGACGATGGTCGCGGCGAAGTCCCTGCTCCCGGCGAACTCGGGCGGGAAGACCAGCATCGCGCTGAGGCTCCACGCCTGACCCGGCAGCGTCCGGGAGATCCCGTCCCAGGCCAGCGCGTCGTCGGAGAACGGCAGCGGCGGGTAGTTGGCAATTGCCTGCCGGTCGTCGTCCGGCCCGATGGTCAGCACGTTGGTCGTCGTGGCGGTGCCGGTGACGGCGAGATTTTGAACCGGGTACGGATACAGCAGCGGCATGTACGGGACATCCGGCTCGGGGAAGACCACCGTGTCAATGCGCACGTCGACCCGCCGGCCGATTGCCAGGCTGGGGACCATCCGCTCCCCGTACAGCGGGTCGAGGATCTCGAAGGTGCACGAGCTGGGCTGGGGCTGGTCGACCGTCGAGGAGCGTCCCCAGATGATTCGCAGCCCCGAGAGGATCGCGGGCACGTCCTGGTCGGTCGAGATGCACCCGTCGTTGATCGGCTGGCCGTCGATCAGCACGGTGCAGCCGATCTCGTTCGGGTTCTCGATCCCCGGCACTAGATCGCCGTCGCGTAGGTCGAGCGGCGCTCCCGCTGCAGCACCACCCTGTTGATCGCCCTCGCGACGGAGTCCGGGTCGTTGATCCCGGCGTCGACCTGGATATTCCAATTGACCGTCGCGACCTGGTGCGCCTGCTGGGATGCTCCCAGCCTGAGCGTGGGTGCCGGGGTCGGCGCAGGCGGCGGGACGGACACCGATTTCGGGATGGCCGCGATGGCCGCCGTGGCGGCGGAGGTGTTCGCCGTGACGTTGACAGTCGCGGAGTAGCTCCGGTTGGTGATGGACGACATGGTCGAGTCGAAGGACGACGTGTTCGCGGTGACGGTGATCTGCTTGGTCCGCTGCTCGAGGACCAGGGCCGTGATCGCTCCCTGAGCGGGGCTGGTGTTGGCCTGCACCTGGATCGTCGCGTTGTACGCCTGCGCCGCCACGCCAGTGATCTGGCTGGTCGCCTGGGCGGTGTTCGCGCTGACCTTGATCGTGGCGTCCGGCGCGGATTTTGCCGTGTTGGCGATGTCGCCGGCGGCCTTGCTGGTGTTCGCGTTGGTGTCGATGGTGGCATCCGGGGCGGCCGCTGCCGCAGCGTTCATGGCGGACGTCGCCGGATTGACAGCCGCCTCGACCGGGATGGTCGCCCCGCTCGCGTCGATCACCGAGATCGCCTGCGTGACGGCCCCGGTCGCGGGATCGGTGTTCGCCGTGACCACGATGTTCTTCGGGTCGATGCCTTGCGCCTGCAGGGCGGCAACCTGGGCGCGGGCCTGCTGGTCCTCCGCGATGAGCTGGAAGACCTTCGGGTCGAGCTGTTGCGCGTTCAAGATCCCGAGCTGGGCCGCGAGCTGGGCGGCCTCGGTCTCGTTGATGCCCATGGCCCCGGCGCTGGCGATGAAGGCGTCGTAGGCCCGCTGCGCCTCACCCTGGGCGGAGGCGAAGGCATCGGAGTTCACATCGTTGGCGGCAGCACTCGCGTAGGCCGCACCGACCGTGTCGTTGTAGCCCTCGCTCACGCTGATCAGTGCGTCATAGACCTTCTGGCCGGACTCGGTCGTGGTCAGTGCCGCGACATCCCAGGCCATCAGGGCGTCCCTGTTGAAGCTTGCCTCGCCCTCACTCACCTTGAAGGCAGCGCCCAGTTTCAAGATCGACTCGTTGAAAGCGGCCTGGGCGGCGTCCGCCGAGCGCGTCCCGCCCGTCATTTTGTCGAGGGTCAGCGACAGGAAGTCGACGGCGGCCGAGGCATCCTCGGCGGTGCTCTTCATCGACTCCATCGCCTGGTTGACCACGGTCGCCTCGGCGGCGTCCTTGGCGTCATCCAGGGCCTGCTTGAGATCCTGGACCGGGTCAGCCGCATCGGTGGCCGCGTTGCCCATGGCGACCTGCGCGGCGGCGGCGTTGGACGCCTCATCCGCGAATCCGGCACTGGCGGCACCGGCCGCGTCGAGGGTGCCCTGCACCGTGTCCAGCGCGGCGTCACTGTTGAGCACCGAGGTGGCGAAGGTCTGCTGAAACTGGGCGGCCTTGGTGCTGTCGGTCTGGGCGAGCTTCGCGACGTACTCCCCGACGCCCTTGGTCACCTCGCCCCAGTTGTTGGTCTTGAGCGCCTCGTTCAAGGTGTCCTGCGAGACGCCGGCTTCGAGGGCCATCCGGCTGGTCTCTTTGAGGGCGTCGTCCTGGGTGGAGAGCGCCTTCCCGGCTCCCTCTGCCTGCTTGGCGAGATCCTCACTGGCCCCGGCCACACCGAGGGTGGCGTCCAGGTAGGTCTGCGAGGAGATCCCGAGGGCTTCGAGCCGCTGCAAAACCCCTTGATCCGCAAGGTCTTTCGCGACTGCAGCGCGGGTCGCCTCGGTCACCGCGCCGGTGGTCGCGTCGAGGGTGGACTTGTAGGACTCGACTGCGGACTCGGTGCTGGTCACCGCCTCCTCGTTGTCGCTCCAGAGGAACGACAGGGCGGTGATCGCCGCGCCGACCCCGAGGATGATCCAGCCGACCGCTCCGACCGAGCCGAGGAACGCGAGGATCGCGACTTTCATGGCAGTCAGCACGGCGATGAATCCGCCGGCCGCGGTGACCACCGAGTTCAGGATCATCCAGGCCGCGAAGGCCGCAGCTGTCGCGTAGACGGGTGCCGGAAGGTCCAGCAGGACAGCGATGAACTCCGCGACGGCGACCAGGATCGGCTGGATCACCGGCATCAACTCGGACAGCTTCGCCACAATCGCGCTGAGGGCAGGCAGCATCGCAGCGCCGACCGCAGCCTGCATGTTGGTGAAGACCTCGTTGAGGGCCTCCTGCTGGGCTGCGTAGTTTCCGGACTCCTTGGACGCAGCGCCAATGGAGTCCCCGGATTTCTCGAAGATCAGATTCAACCGGGCCTGGGTCTTGATCGCCTCGGTAGCCGCCAGGGTCGAGTTGCCCTGTGCCAGCTCCAGCGCTTCGACCTTGACCTCGGCGGCGGTGAGGTTCACGCCGTACTCGTCCAGCATCTCGACGTTGCCCTTGAGGGCTGAGGTCATCGTCTGCATGGCCCGGTCGGTCGTGGTGCCGAATCTGGCGGCCCAGTCCGAGGACAGGGTCATCAGTTCCTTGGTCTTGCCCCCGAGCTCGTCCATCGGCACGCCCGCGTTTTTGAGCAGTGCGCCGATGATCGTCGCGTACTTCTCGAAGGACGCCTGCGGCAGCCGGATCGAGTCGGAGGTGTCCGACGCCCACTCATGAACCTGCTTCGCGTTGGCCCCGAAGACCGCGTCGACGCCACCCATGGCCTCCTGCAGATCGGAGGCGGCCGCGACGGCCTGCTTGCCGAAGTCGATGATCGCCCCGACCGTGAAGGCGGCCACCAGGGTCTTGGCGAGATCCTTGAACGCGTTACCGGCATCGGCGGTGCTGGCCCGGACAACAATGTCAATCACGGGTGAAGACATCGTCCGGTGCCTCCTTTCCGCGCTTGGCCTTGGCTTCCCGTTGCTTCGACTCGCGTGCCCGGTCCTCGAACACCTGCAGGTAGGTGGCGATCACCACGTCTTCCTCGTCGGCGAGCACCGCGTAGGGGATGCGGGTCGCCAGACTCAGCTCGACTATGAGGCGTCCCCAACTGCCTCGCTCGTAGGGTCCGCCGTCACCGGCACACCCTCGACGATGTCGACCGCCTTGGTGAACTCCTCCCACGTGCCGCTGAACTTCCCTACCCGCTTCAGGGCCGACCAGCCCAGGAATGCCTCCCACAGCGCCGGGTTGTCCGAGATCCCGCCCCAGCGGTGTCTTTTCGCGGTGGTCTCGAAGAGCAGGTAGTCGCTGGTCTTGGTGGTGACATCGAAGACGTCGCCGTTCTCCATCTCGATGTGGATGTCCAGTTTCTTCATGCGCCGCGGATCCCCTCGATGATCTTCGTTACTTCGGCCCCGTAGATGACCTTCGCTTCATCGACGGATTCGTTCAGGGCCTTGGTCAGGAACAGACTGGCCTTGATGTTGTGCTGAGGCCAGCCGTAATGCTGGACCCGCGCGTAGGGGATGCCCTTACCGGCCTCCACTTTCGCCTCACCGCGCGACCGGACGCTGTGGATGGACGCCTGGAGTCGGCCTGTTCTGACGGGGCAGTAGGTCTGCGCCCGTTGGCGCATGACCTCGCTCACCCGCCAGTTCGCGGAACGCATGTCCTCGAACTGACGGGCTGCCGAGACCAGTCCCATGGCAATCCGGTCGTGACCTCTGACATCGACGTGGACATCATCGACCATCAGGGTGCGAGACCGGCCACCCAGGCCGCGGAGTCCCAGTGGGCGCTGGAGGCGTCCCCGAGGAGCACCGACTGGCCGGTGGTCCATGCCGTGGTCGGGCTCGCCACGATCGACGTCATCTGACCGAGATTGGCCGGTGGTGTGGCCCCGCTGGGGGTGAACGCGCCCGGTGCCCCGGCGGTCGCCCCGGTCGCGACCACTCCGCCGCTGGCTCCACCAGAGCAGGTGATGACCGGCTTCCACAGCACTTGGAACTCGAAGTCGGCGGTGAGGTCCGACCCGTAGTCCCCGGTGCCGCCGAAGTCGAGCGGCTGGAGGATCAGGATGCCCTCGGCCGACGATCCCTCGGCCAGGTCGGGCGTGAACTTGAAGGGCTGCTCGGTGCCCGGCTCGGCCCACGAGAGGCAGAACAAGGACTCGGCGTTGTCCGGGTCGATGTCCATGTTCCCGCTGAGGGTCGCGGAGTAGGTGGTCGCTCCCTGCTTCTGGGTGCCGCAGAGCTTGGTGGTGGGGTCGGCGGTGGTGGGGCTGGCCGAGAGGATCGCGTTGTTGACGAGGCAGGAGACGTCGATCTCCGCGCCCACCTCACCGATCAGCAGTTCACCGGGTCCGAGTACTGGCATGGTCTTTCCTTTCCATGGTGGGGCGGAGCATCAGGGTTCCTGACAGCCGTAGTTGTTGACCTGCATGGTGAGCATCCACTCGCCACCCGCGCAGCCGCCCTCCGGGCCGAGGGCGTCCCAGCGGACGACCTTCAGCTTGTCGAACGGCAGCACGTCGCAGCAATAGATCGCCTTGCACAGGGCAGCCTCGTCGGCGGTCACCTGCAGGGCCTCGGCGGTCAGCGTGGCGTCCGGTGGCAACTCGCCCTGGTCGGTCACGGTGGCCGCGCACCTCAGCACGCCGACGCCGACCGTCGCGGTCCAGCTCAGCCCGCAGGGGTCGGTGTACTTCGCGCCCAGTTTCGGCAGGGTCAGCGACTCCAGCGAGAGCAGGCGGGTCCAGACCTGCCCGTCACAGCACGAATCCCAGGCCACCTGCCCCGGCCAGACGGCGGCGTGCGAGACCACCGGGCTCAGCTCGGCCTGGGCGCAGGCCAGCAGATCCGTGAGCATCGGGCCGATCAGGTCGATGGCCGTCATAGAGCGGCCCGCACAAAACAGTCCTTCGCTTCGAGGAGCTTGCGAAGACCCGCGGACTTCTCCGGGGAGTCGATGAGGAGCTGGTCCATCAGCAGGGCCAGATCACCCACGGATTTTGACACCGGTTGCACCCGGTCAGGCAGGTGGGAGTACTCGAAGTACCGCATGATCGGGTTTGCGCTCACGGTGCGCTCCAGGTGGTCGTCCGATTCCTCGGGTGTGGGATGTCCACCGAACGGACAGTGCCACCTCGCCTCGGCTTGGTCACCGAGGCCACCCAGGAGTCGACCATCCAGATTCCGGTGCGGCCCTTCTCGAGGTCATCGAAGCTGTCCAGCATGGTCACGGTGATGCCCTGCCGCGACAGGGTCTGCATCCGCTGCGGGAGCGCGCACGATCGGTCACCCGTCGCGCCCTTCGCCATCTCACAGGCCAGCAGCCCGGCCGCGTACTGCCCGCCGGCCGGAACCTCCCTGCCCTTGCCGTAGTCGACCTGCCAGGTTCCCGGCTCGGTGGTCGGCGCGTTGATGTCCTGGCAGATGGGCCAGCTCCCGCCGTCCGTGCGGACCAGCAGGGCGTTGTTGTCGACCCGGTAGGCGGCGGGATCCAGTGCGGTGGCGTCGATCAGCACCTCGTTGATCGAGGCGACCGGCCCCGGCAGCAGGAGCGCCGGGGAGCCGCCACCGCAGTGGCACTTGTCCCCGGCACAGGTCCCGCAGGTCAGGTTGAACCACTGGCCGTTGATCAGCGCAGGGGTCCACGGTGAGCCGTAGCCGCCCGCCGAGGAGCCTCGCGTGTACGGGCCGTTGCCCCAGAAGGTGCTCTCCTCGCTCAGGCAGTCGAGGCGGCAGGGGCGGATTTTGACACCGCAGACGCCGTAGCCGGTCCAGCTCGCGAGGAATGCGGAGGCCATCTCCTCGAAGGCGGCCCGCTCCTCCGGGGTCATCCCGTCCAGCGCGAGGCAGGTCGTCCCGTCCGGATACAGCACCGGCCAGGCGCAGGCGGGCGTCACCGGCGCGGTCATGGGCTCACAGAGCCAGGTCGATGGGAACCGCTGCCACGCCGCAGTCGTCGAAGCCGAGGAGATAGCTCCGCTCCGCAATGGCCATCAGCTCGTTGGTCCTCCGGTCGAACAGGTCGCCCGGTGTGTTGGAGCTGGTGAACACCTCCGAGCGGTAGCCGAAGACGGCGGGAGTGACGTAGGCCCACGGCTTGCCGACCACCGGGTTCCCACCTGCCGGTCCAGTGCCGGGATAGCCAGCACCGGCAGCGACCGGGGTACCCACCTTGGTCAGCAGCCTGCCGCCGCTGGCCTCGATCAGGTTCGCCCCGGCCGCGAGTTCAGCCGTGCCGCGGGTCATGTGGATGACACCGAGGGAGCCGTACTCCACTGCGATGTAGTTCTCCAGCATGCTGAGTGCCTGCCTGAGCGAGACGGCCACACCACCGTTGAGCACGGCGGTCTCGTCGGTGTCCGGGTTCGCCAGGAACGGCGTGTTGCCGAGATCCCCGGTCCAGAACGCTCGCTCGGCCCGCTGCTGCTCGCGGGTCAGCAGATGCTCGTTGGCCTTGTCCTGCGCGTCGCTCAGCGAGTAGCCGGTCGGGCTGCAGGTGAAGTGGCCGTAGACGATGAACGGGGTCGCCTCGCCCGAGCCCTGGCCGTTGCGGTCCAAGGATTTTGGCAGGCCGATGGTCGGCGGGTCCGGCGGGCACGACGGAGCGCCGATGCCGCCCGCCGGGTCGCAAATCTGCCGCTCCCACTGCACGCCGCCCTCGAACCGGTCACCCGACCGGAAGGTGAAGGTGGAGAACAGGCCGTACGGCAGCGGCAGTCTCGGTGCGCCGACGATTGTCGCCGGAGGTGCGATGGGCACGGCTACTCCTCCTCACTCGGCCGGATCCCCGGGCGTCGGGCGTGGCGCCCGGGGGTCGCTCAATTACGGAATGGCTGGTGCCGTGGTCCCGTCGCAGGCGATGTCGATGCCGCCGTGGGTCGCGCCGTCCGGGCACAGGTCGATGGTGATGACCCTGGAGTCCTCGCAGAGCTTGGCAACCAGCCAGCCCTCCTCGGTGAACAGCGCCGTGTAGTCGTTCGTGCCGAGCAGCACGGAGTCGTACAGGGTGTCCACGGTGATGATGTCGCTGGTCCCCTTGACCCAGGTCCCGGCCGCGTACAGCAGGAACTTGAGGCTGGTCGGCCAGCTCTTGAAGGCGGTGGCCGCCGTGCCGTTGATGTCCTGCCAGTCGTAGACGAACTGCGGGTTGATCCCGCGCTGGCGGAACCAGCCGTCGATCTGCGCATCGGTCACCGACAGGAGGTCGAGGCCCTGCCGACGGCTCAGGTCGGCGCGGACCACGCCGTGCACCCAGTACGGGAAGACCGCTTCGAGGGAGGTGGAGCGGCTCATCCGGTTCGAGTACCGGTAGTGCTCGACCTGCAGCTCAATGGCGTCCAGGAGCGGTGCGGTGGCTCCTGCCTGCGCGGCTGTCATGGTGACGGCGGTGGAACCGGCCACGATCGCGTTGATGACGGAGGCGCTCATCTTGTGGTCGTGCGCGATCAGCGCGCCGCGGGTGGTGCGCGCGATGACCTCCGGGTAGCCCCTGGACTGCAGCAGGCCGGCCGAGATGCAGAGACCGCAGAGGCCGAGCCTGGCCTCCTGGAAGGGCGGGCAGGTAACGGTGTAGCAAGGCTTGCTCCCTCCACCCGACCCGTCGTAGTCGCCGTCGATGTCGTCCTGCTCCGTGTAGCAGAAGCCGGTGCCGTTGTAGATGTCGCTGAACTTCGGGCCGGTGGTCCAGCTGATGCCGCCCCGGCTAATGCCGATCTCGGGGACCGAGAGCAGGCCGTCGTTCGACTCCAGCTCGCACAGGTCGTACAGCGTCTCGCTGGGCGCGCACCAGCCGCCCGACGCCACGAGAGATCCGCCGGGGAGCCGACTCTCGTCCATCGCCCGGCGGAGCACCTCATCGACGTGCCCGGGGTCGTTGGAGTGCACGATCAGCTCGGGCGGGAAGGGCTTGCGGATGGTCGCCACGCCGAACTGCTGGCGGAGGTGCGTGCCGCTGCGGTTCGCGTTGGCGTACTGCGTCTGGTTGAACGCGGACAGGCGGCGGTCCACGATTTTGCCGACATCCAGCCAGTCGAGGCCGGTGCCCTGCGCGAAGCCACTTCCCTCACCCGACGCGAGGACCACGTCCCGCATGGTCTGCGCCTGGTGCGCCGGTCGCGGGACGGCGACCTGGCGGGAGCGGAGACTGCCGAGGCTGACCCGGATGTCGCCGCGCGGCTTGGAGCTGGCGACGATCACCGCAGCGGCCCCGTCCGGATTCGGCTCGGCCTCGGGATCGGCCGGGACGATCACGTTGCCGTCCTCGTCCAGCGGGTTCCCGTTCTTGTCCAGCACCGGGTTGCCGTCGGCGTCCAAGGCTGGCTTCTTGGGGCCGTCCTCGGTCTCGACGCTCAGCTCCGGGTGGGCCCGAGCGGCCAGCTCTGCGGCCTGGGTAGACCGCTCCGTGGCCTTGGTGGCCCGCGCGGTTACCTCGGTCAGCAGGGTCTCGATGCCCTCGGTGAGGGTCGCCAGGGCGGCGAGATCCTCCTCGCTCAGCCCGGTGCCGTCCCCGTAGATCGCGTCGAAGTGCTCCGCGGCCTGCGCGTGCAGGGCGGTCAGCTCCTCGTCGGTCAGTGTGGAGAGGTCTTCGGGGATGACGAACTCGCCGTCAGCGGGCGGATCCTCCTGCTTGGCATAGGCAACCAGCAGACGGGCGAAGTCGGTGTGGGTGGCGTTGCGCGCCATGTGGGCCTCCTCAGTGAAACGGGAGGTCGGCCCTACAGCCAGCACCAGTGAACGATCGAGGGCAGCGTAGCACCGCCCCGTATTTCTATTTCTCTATCTGTTTGTCTGGCCCATTCTAAAGAATGGGCCAGACAAATAAGAATTAAGAATAAGAATGGCTCTAATAGGAATTGAATGGAGTGCGCTCAGGAGACGGTGCCGCCGCCAGCCCGCACCCGTGCGGCGTCGGCCTCCAGCCGCGACCCGAAGGACTGCACCCGGCCCGAGGGCAGGGTGAGGCTGAACGCCTGGGTGACGCCCTTCAACGGCTGACCCGGGACGGGTTTGGGTGGCGTGGATTTTGGCTCCGGCTTCCTGACGCTCTGGGTGGTCGCTCGGCCCTTCCCACAGTTGCAGCCCATGATCTCTCTCCTACTTCGAGGGGCGGGCGCGCTGGACGCGCATCGCCAAGGTGGACGCCCGGACTCGGCGGGCGAGATCGGTCGCGGCGGGCAGTGCCCCACCAGCGCGAAGACTCTGCTCCTCGGCCCGCTCACGGTCAGCGAGCCGCTTGAGGTACCGCAGGTCGTCCAGGCTGAGCGCTCCCTCGGTGCCGGGTCGCTTCACCTGGCGCGGGGCAAGCATCCCGGCAGCAACGAGGGACCGCACCGTTCCGCCGGCCACCAGGCCGGATGGGCGGGGAACGCCGAAGCCCGGCACGTTGACCGCGAGGGCCGCGACCAGCTCGAGGTCCGTGCCGTAGCTCCGCCAGTCACCGGAGAGCGGCGCGGACCTCAGTGCGCGGACCTGGTTGGGCGTGGCGGTCGGGCGGAGCGCACCGACCACCCAGACGCCGTAGGAGTCCTCACCCGCCCGCACATCCGCGATGACCGTGCCGGTGTCCTCGTAGTGGCTCATCGCGACGTTGGCGGAGTCGTGCTTGCCCGCGTGCCGGGTGTCCATGGTGATGTGCCCGACGGCGATCTCCGCGCCCTCCTCGGTCAGTACTGCGCCGTAGTGGAAGTGCGCGTAGTTGCTGGCCGAGTGCGGCGGGGTGATGCACTGCCCGCGCTGGGTGTAGCTGATGTGGCAGGTGTCCCAGGTGCCGAGGTGGCCGAAGATCCGGCCCTCGGCGGTGACGGTCAGCGCGTGCGGCCCGGTGAACCTCGGGTCGTTGAACCATGCGGCGGGCGGTGCCAGCGGAGCGGCGGCGGCCACGAGCTCGGCCAGCACGTCGTCCTCGGTCTCGGTGACGGCCGCAGGCTCGACCTCACCGGTCAGGTGGATCTGTGCGCCCGCGAAGGCGGGGATCGCGACGATGGTGGCCGCCCGGATCCGGCCGTCGGTGGTCACCCTGACCTCGTCGTCGGCGTTGATCTCCATGACCGTGACGTGGTCGTCCTGGTCGTCGGGCAGCTCCTCGCCCTCGGTCGGGATCACCTCGGCGGGCAGCTCCGTGGCCAGGAACATCGGGAAGCCCATCCCGTCGCCCTCCATCAGCTCCTTCGCGATGCGCACCTCGAAGGACACATCGTCCAGGTCCATCGAGACGCCGTTGGTCAGCCCCTGCTCGACCTGGCGGGCGGCCTCCACACCGGCAGGCGAGGCCATGTCGAAGTCGCCCTCGGCAAGGATCTGGCCGTCCTCACCCCGGCTGATCGAGGTGATCCGGCCGACGACCTGGGCACCGTCGTGGGCGCCGACATCGGAGCCGACGTAGCGCAGCGGCAGCGGCAGGTTCTCCCAGCGCAGCGCGTTGGCCTCGATCAGCCGCCCGTCGCCCGTCATTTCGCCCTCGACGCCGATCACGCCGGACCACCCGGTCACGGGATTTTGGCTGAGGTCGGGGTCGTCGGTGTCCGACGCGGAGGCGTGCTTCTCCTGCTGCTGGCGCTCCTGGCACGGCAGGCAGCCGGAGGCCGTCATGGTGGTCAGCGCCAGCAGCGGATCGACCGTTTGCGAAACCTGCACAAGCGTTGACTTCGGCATGGGGTCAGAGTAAGCGGGTCAACTCACCGTGACCAGAACGGACGCCGCGACATGACCTTCACCCCAACGCCGCCCGACCAGCTACCGACGCTCGCTCAGCTCTACGACGTGCATCAGGGTTTCGACCAGATTCTGGTCAGTTACCTGGCGAAGCAGGAGACGCTCAACGCCGGTGTGCTCGCCTCGATCTCGGATCTCTACCAGCACGTCGGCGGCAGAGTCGTTGACAGCCAATGGATTTGGGCGGACGACGCGACGGCCACCGGAACCTTCCACATCGCCCTCGGAGCCGGGGAGAACGAGCGCATCGTCTCGCTCAACCGGCACGACGCGGACTCCGACCCGATCACCCTGGGCGGGTTCGTGCCGGGCTCCACGATGGTGCTGATGGACGACCCGGCCACCCCGCCGGTCACCGCGTTCCGCCAGTACGTCTGCGCGTCGAGGATGACCGACCACGGGGACTGGTGGAGCTTCAGCGCCGTCCGGGTCGCCACCTTCGGCGCACAGTCGATCCCGTCGGACGGCGAGCGGATCAGTCTGCTGTTCGGCTGACGTACAGGATCGTCTCGGTGCCGACGCGCTCCACCTCGACCGGCAGTGGGCGGATCACGTCCAGCAGGTCGTCCAGCTTGAACAGATAGTTCGGGATCCGCTTCGCCGTGTTGTGCGTGTGGTCGGACAGCGGCGTGAACAGCACCACGGCCAGTCGCCAGGTGAACGACTCGACCGCGTTGTGCAGGATGGCCCGCCAGGTGTGGTTGTGCTCCAGCACGTGTCGCACCAGGATCGAGTCGGCGCGCGACCGGTACGAGTGCAGCTCGGCCACCACGTCGGCCCGCGCGTTGACCGACCCGTCGATCACCCGGTAGCGCGCGTACTTCACGAAGTCGCCCGCCGCTCCGGTGCCGCCGCCCCAGTCCTCCAGGATTTTGCCCGGGGCGTCGAGGTAGCCGACGGCCTTGACGTAGGTCGCCTTGCGCCCCATGTGCACACGGTCGGGTCGCTTCGGATACCAGTTGTCCCAATGGGTCTTCCACGGGCGGTTAGCGAGGCTTTCGGACACTCTGGCTCTCCCCTGCTGCGACGACGACACACCGGCAGTTCGCGGACTCCCGCGCCGGGCCCGCCGGGTCGCCCGGATACTGCATGACCACGCCGCCCACGAAGAACGGCTGGTCGGTCGGCACGACCTGGCCGTCGGCCTCCGCGTGGGTGTGGCGGGTCCGCTTGTCGTGATGGCTGACCCACTGCTTCGAGGTGTGGCCGGCCGCGTTCAGCTGGTTGAGCTGCGAGACGTTGTAGGCCGCGGTCGCCTCCGTGCGCGCGATGCGCTTCACGATGTCGTCCCAGCTCTGCCCGGTCGTGGTCATCCCGCTGGTCCCGTCCGGCGCGGAGGTGCGCAGCGCGGTGCCGGTGTCCGGGTTCAGCGCGACGGTCAGATTCCGCTTGATCCGGCGCTGCGTCCACATCTGCTCGGCCCCGGCACTCAGGACCTCGAGCACGGCCCGGTAGGCGAGATCCGGCAGGCTGTGACCGGTCAGCCGCTGCAATGCTCCCGAGAGGTACGTCTCGGTCAGCGGGGTCAGCTCCTGCTCCGGCAGGAACCCCCGAGCGACCCGGCGCATCATCCGCTGCACGGCCTGCTGCCAGCGGGTCAGCACCTTGCCGAGGGTGAACGGCTCGCCGGGATTTTGAACGGCGGCCGCGAGGAGCACCGGAGCGTCCAGCGCGCTGACCGCGTCGGTCTCCACTCCGACCAGGAACCGGTGCAGCGACCGGAGCATCTCGGACTGCACCTCGGTTTCGAGGGCGGCCCGGCCGGATGTGGCCCGGCCCGGCGAGGTCAGCGAAGGCCGCAAGGCTGGCGCGTTGCTAGACACGAGCTGACTCTCGGATCCGGGCCGGGTCTCGAAGATACACAGTCAGGTCGAGGGCGAAGTGGAAGCGGTACTGCAACTCACCGATGGTGTGCGGAGTCCCGGTGATCACCAGGTCATGGACGTAGCTGTCCAGCATCTCGGTCACCTGCCCGCTGGCGACCCCGCAGCAGCCGTGGTTGTCCAGCATCGCCGGGACCACGTCCCACGCTCCGCGCAGCGCCTTGGAGACCACCTCGTCGTCCGGCTGCCACATGGTGTGCGCGGTGTGCCACGGCCTGCTCCCGAAGGCGTTGAACCGCGATCGGTCGGCCCGCACGATCCACTTGCCCATCGTCTCCAGAGCCTTGATCACCAGCACGTCGCAGACGGCGAGGAGCGCACTGCCCTGGTCGGTGTCCACCTCAGCCGGCGTTCAGCGCGTCGCGGATCTCGGGCGGGGCTGCCTCCCAGGCCGGAAGCGTGCTGAGGTGCTGCAGCTCCTCCTGGCTGAACAAACTCGGGTCGGTCGGCAGATCCCACGACAGGGTGCGCAGCCAGTCGGAGTTGCGCAGGTCCGCGTCCACATCCAGCGGCGTTGTCATCGCGAAACCCGGCTGACATCGCTGGGGTAGGTGCCGCCGAGGACTACCAACTCGCGCTCCTCCAGGCTGCCCATCCCGGTGCCCGGCATCCCGAGGATCCGGCCAACCGGAACTTTCATCGTGACCAGGTGACCCGGCCCTCTGCCACCGCCACCCGTACCGGCGTCGTCCCTGGCGAACGCCTCTGCGGTGCCGCGGTTGACCGAGAACGACGAGGCCGGGCGGAGCTTCACCGGCACTCCTTCACCCGCCGTCGCCGAGCCCGTCATGCCTCGATACACCGTGATCTCCTTGATGCCGTCGGCGGCCAGTTGGGCTTGGGTCGCGTCGTACTGAGCGCGGGCGAACCCGCGAAGCGCAGCCTCGTGCTTTCCGAGTATCTGGTCGGCCCTGTCGGTGTCATCGAACCGGCCGGTGTCCTTGAGGCCGAACTCCCGCTCGGTCGCCTTCTGCAGGGCGATGGCTCCGCCGTCATTGTCGCCGGACGTCGCCGCCCACTTGCCGATCATCATTCCGGCGGCGTAATTACGCATCAGCGCATCCGCTTGCGGAGTGCCCGCGACCGGCCCGTTCGGATCCTCGTGCAGTCCTCTGCTCCCGTTGATGCCCACCCTCGTGCCGTTGTCGATGGCCTTCTGGTAGTCCTGCGCTTTCCTGGACATGATGCTCATGGAGTCGCTGGCGGCCAGGCAGTCCACTGCCGGTATCCCTGACAAGTGCTTGCCCACCGCCTGCGCTGCCGAGATTTTGGCCGCCACGGCGTTGTTGACCTCGTTGCCCGCCGGGCCGATCACTCCCGACTTGGCCTTCGGATCGCCGTAGCGGTCGGTGAAGTAGTCCTCGGCATTCGACCCACCGAGCACCCCGTCGGCACCGATGTGCTCTGCACCTGCACTCGGCGCAACGCCCGCGGCCTTTTCGCCGCCACTACCTTTTGGGTAGCGACCCGAGCCCTTGCCGCCCGCAGTCACCGCCAGAGCCTCGATGCTGTCCTCGTCGACGGTGTTGCCGTTGACCAGGTATTTGAAGAACTCGCCGTCGGTGCCCTCGTTGACGGTGAAGCCGTGCAGCTCACCCTCCTGCCACTCGTCCGTCTCCGCGAAGACCGGCAGGATGTCGAGGCCCTTCTCGTAGCTGTCGACGTACGAGTCCTCCTGCACCGCATCCCAGCCCGAGAGCCTCGCCTTGACCTCGGTGCCCAGCAGATCCTTCACGTCGGCCACAGCGCGCTCATCTCCTCGAAGGGCTTGTCGCCGCGCCAGTTGTTGCAGGCGTAGTCGAGCGGAATCAGATTCTTGCGGACGTACCGGCCGTTGTTCGACCCGGTGATGATCCGGTCCAGCGACACGGTGTCGTCGTTCAGCTTGACCCCGCAGTTGACGCAGCAGGCCGTTTTCCCGTCCCCGAACTGGTCCAGCATGATCTGCCGGTTCCTGGCCCGCTGGTAGGAGTTCCCTCGGTCATCCCCGCCGGCCCGCTTGTTGCGGGCGTGCCGGGCCTCCGCGATGGCCCGGTCGGCGTCGGTCGGGACGGGGAGTGCCTCGAACTTCTCCCGCGCGAGCGCCCTGGCAGCCGAGAGCTGCGCGGGGGACACGCGGTCGTTCCAGTCCACGTTCTCGCGGGTGCCGACTCCCTTCGCCCTGGTCGACGGCTTGGCCTCCTCACCACCGCCGCCACCGTCGTCCCCGCCGCCCTCCTTCTTGCCACTGCCCTTCGGGTAGCGACCGCTGCCCTTCCCGCCGAAAGGCAGTGCCAGCTCCGCGGCCTCCCGCTCCTCCTCGGCGTTCCACCAGGCATCGACGGCCTCCGCTGACGCCGCGATCTTCGGCAGCCTGGCGGGCTCGCCCTGAGTGCCCGGCTCGGTCACCGGCCGGGGCGGCGGCGGCGGTGACTCGTTCACGGACGGCGCTGGCTCCTTCGGTGGAGCGGGATCCTCCATGGCTGGCGGATTGCCCGGCAGAGGCGGCGCGGGGGTGCCGTACAGCGCCGACCGCATCTGCTCGACCACGGCGGGAAGACCCGGAGCGGCCAGCAGCGCCGGGCTCTGCTTGACCATTTCGAGGGCCAGGACGACCTCCTGCGGGAGGCCCTGGGTGTCCGGTGCGTCGCTCTCATCGAAGCCGGTGGCCCCGCGCACAGCCTCGTCCGAGATCGCCCCGCGCTCGTGCAGGGCCAGCGCATCCTGGCTGTGGTTGGGCCGGACGACCAGGTCGGACACGTCGTACCAGACGACGAACTTGTGGGCCTCCTCCTCGTCCATGCCCTGCTCGGTCAGCACCGGCCAGAGGTACTGCGTGGTCAGCGCGTCACAGATCAGCGCGAGGGGCGGCTCCAGGTGGGTGGTGACCACGTCCTCCTGGACCAGCCACGCGCCCCAGTGGTTCATCCCGGCCGTACCGAGGAGGAGTTCCGGCGGGGCGTCCTGGCCCAGCGCGAGACGCCGGATCGCCTCGTCCCGAAGGGATCTCGCCTCCGAGTCCAGCGGCTTCGCGAAGGTGATGAAGTTGAACTTGTCAGTGACCTCATCCGGCACGGTGACGACCAGGGGCACGAGCGCGGAGGCGGAGGAGCGGTCCGAGATCGGCTTGATCATCGCCTCCATCAACGCCTCGGTGAACTGGTCGACGTCGTCGTTCTCGTCAATGCCGGCGGCCACCTGCAGGGCCCGCTGCGCGGACTGCGGCACGATGAGCAGGCCCGCACCCGCGAGACGGGAGTCCACCTGTGCGCTGATGTGCATGGTGAGGCCGACCAGCTCCCGCAGCACCGGCAGCGAGGACCGCGTGGGGGAATCGGCCTCCCACCACTTGCGCGGGTGTGGGCGCCAAACCCTGATCAGGAAGAGGTCATCGGGGGAGCAGGTGACCCGCTCCTTCTCACTCTCCCCGAGGTACAGCGTGACCTGCGAGGCGGCATTCGTGACAACCTCGGAGACGGACATCATCCGCCATTCGAGATCCTCGATGGCGATGGTCGCCTCCTCGCCGGGTTTGCTCAGCGAGACTCCGGCGATGCCCTCCTCGACGGGCAGCAGACGCGGCGGGATCCCGACCAGCCAGCCGTCACCGGCCACGAACAGGTTGATGCCCAGCCGCTGCAGGAGCTGCGCGCGGGAGTTCGCGGAGCCGCCCACGGCGTCGAGGATCGAGATGACGTCCGCGTCCTCGGTCGGCATCGGCCGCTCGGTCGAGTCCTCGCTCCGCTCCCCGATATACAGCTTGGCCTGGCTGAGACGACTGGCGAGGGTGTGCGCGAGAAACCGCTGCTCGCCCACCAGGTCGTACATCTCCCAGGCGTCCTCCTGCCACGACTTCGCGGAGGAGCCCTGCCGGGTCATGGTCTTGCTGGTCAGCCGCTGCGCGCTGGCGACCAGCGAGCCGAGGGGTGAAGGTCGCCCGAAGGCCCCGTGCCTGATGATCCGGGCCTCGGTCGATTCAGTCATGGGTCACAGTCTGACCTGCAACCGGTGCCGCAGCACAGACCCGCCTCCCACGGAGTCGTGGGGGTCCGCCAGCGCGCTTCCGACTCGGCGGGCCTGCCTGCATTGTCGAGGCTAGCCGGGTCGCGTGGCTTGACGGTCGCGTGGCCCGGCTAGCGGCCTATACCGCGTCGTCCTCCCTGGCCGCCCGGCGTTCCTGTAGCGCAGTTGTCCGCACGGTGCGCGCCATCTGCTCGGCGGCCACCGCCATCCTCTCGGCGGCGTCGGCCACCCGTTCGGCAGCATCGGCCGAACGAGTGGCGGTGTCTGTCGCCACGCTGGCCAACTGCTCCACTGTGTCCGCCATCTGCTCGACCGTGTTGGCCATCCGCTCCGCGATGGGGTTGGGGAGGGTCAAACCGGATGAGGCGGGATCGACCGGTGCTGCTTCTCCTCGATCCGGCGCAGAGTCCCGTCCTGGTCGCTCACGGGTGGTTGTTCGCCCACTGCTCGGACGTGTAGGTCCGCTGGTCGAGGTTCTTGTTGAACTGCCGGGGAGTGGTGGTCTCCCCGTTGTTCAGCTCCACCACGACGTTGTCGCGGTACCACTCGTCCTGCGCGGTCTTGAAGATCCGCTTGAGATCGTCCTCGCTGTAAGGCATGTCGTCTCCTCCATCAACTGAATCCCAGAGTCTGTTCACGATCTCGGTGGCCTGGGGACCAGCCTGGTCGTAGATCCATTTGTCCTCCGGTGCGCACTGCTGCACCGTCCACGCGGCATCACCGGGTGACATGCTCTGCCACCCGTCCAGATCGAGCAGTCCCTTGTTCCAGTTGGCCCCGTTGAAGAACTTGTCCGCGGATGTCCGCGCGTCCATCAGCTCGTTCGGGTAGCCCCACTCCGAGGAGGGGCGCTGCTGGAACAGTCCCATCGAGTCCAGGTTGTTGCCGACCTTGTCGTGCGGATACTGCAGCGACTGCCGCGCCACATCCCGCTCGGCCTGGGTGAGCTGCTGAGGCGGGTCGGTCCCGTACTTGATGTCCGTCGAAGAGCCGTCGTTGGCATACATCAACAGCGAGGACTCCCCGAGGGCAGCGGCCACTCCGACCTCGGCGGCCTTCCGCTGGTCACCCTCGCTCAGCGGCTGGATCTTGGCCGTGGCGATGATGTCCGACGCATGGGCGTCGGTGGTCGCGCTCATGGGTGGTTGATCGCGTACTGCTCGGTCGTGAACGTGCGCTGATCCAGGTTCTTGTTGAACTGCTTGGGCGTCGTCGTCTCGCCGTTGTTCAGCTCGACCACGACGGAGTCCCGATACCACTCGTCCATCGCCGTCTTCGCGATCTGCTTCATCTGGTCCTCCGAGTACGGCAGGTCATCGGTCGACCCTCCGCCGGTGCCCAGCCTGGCCGCTGCCTCGGCCACCTGCGAGGCCGTGCCGTCGATCTCGAAGTGCATGGGGTCGTTCTCGTTCAGCCACTCGATCACGCCGATCTCGTTCAGGATCGCGTTGATCTGGTGGTACTGGCTGCCCGACCAGCCACCGCCGCCGTTCGGCCCGGTGCTGGTGCCGTTCGGATGTCGAGGGGCGTTGTAGTCGATGGCGGTCCCGCTGGCGTGGCAGCTCAGGCTGGACGGATTGTTCACGTTGGCGCGGTAGCTGTAGCCCCACGCGCCGTACCCGAGATTGCCTCCCTCCGAGTCCATCGGCTCGACCTCGTTGTGCAGCCGATTCACCAGGTACTCGAAGACCGCGCCGACATCGCCGCCCTTCATCCCGCCGACGAAGCCGCCCGACCCGAAGGGCGGAGCGCCTACCTTCGCGCCCCAGCTGTACTCGATCCCGATGGCGTTCGGGTCGTCATTGGCTGGCCAACCGTTGTACGAGTTCCCGCCGGCCATCGTCTACTCGCCGTCCCTTCCGTACAGAGCCCACTTCTTGTGCGCCCGCAGCACGTCGTCCCAGGCTGGCAGGTCGCGGACGCGCGTCTCGCCGTCGTCCTGCTTGACCTCGTCCACCAGGGTCTCCAGCGCCTCGAGCAGGGCCTGCCGGGCCTCGAACCGGATGGAGCCTCGGACGAACGGATCGCCAGGATCGGTCACGCTCATGGCTCGTTCGCCACCTTCCCCAGTGCGTCCTGCACCGCGATGTCACCGTCGTGTGAGTAGTCGTACGGGTCCTCGGTCAGACCCATCGTGAAGCCCAGCGAGGGCGCAGGCATCGGAGTGTCAGGATGCCCCGGCTCACCTGGCAGCGGCTCCGTCGGGATCGCCGTGAACGGGTTGAAGTCCGGCGGCGGGTCGGTCAGCTCAGACATTCGGGTCATCTCCGTAGGCGACGTACATCATCTGGACGGTGTCGGTGACTCGTTGACCAGAGTTGTTGTAGATGAAGGTGCCGATGTAGGCATTGGTGAGCTGGCTCCCGGCGAAGGTCGCCCAGCGGCCCTGATTCTCGTCGCCCCACACCATGCAGGTCATGGTCGGGATATTGGCGAACGCTCTGCCGAAGGTCACCACCGCATTGCCGAACCCGTTGGGAGTCACGGTGATTCGGCGGATCTCGAACCGCTTGCCCATCCCGCGTCGGCTCAGCGCATTGGCCAGCGCGGAGATATTCGCGGCTCCGTCCCTGACCGGCTCGGTGGGCAGTGGGTACGGGAGCCCATCCGCGGTGGTTGTCGGCATCCGTTCTCCTTCGGTCAGTCCTCCGGTGCGGTGTCCCCGAGCCTGGCTCCGAGGTGCGCCGTCACCTCGTTCAATGTCAGGCCAGCCATCACGAAGCGCCAGGCCCGGCCGACGCGACCCGAGGGGTTGGCCGCGCCGGTCAGTCCCAGCACTGCGAACCCTATCCAGGTACCGACGCAGAATGGGCAGTCCAGACCGGTGACCAGCTTGGCACGCCAGGTCTCCGCGCGCGGGTCGCGTGCGTTGGCCCAGCGGTACGCCGGATACTTCACGATCCAGCCGCCGAGGTCGTCCGCCACGATCAGCCTGGTCAGCCGCATGGTCGAGCCGACGACCAGGACAACGTCCTGAGCCTTCACACCGATGTGCCGCGCCGCCGCGCGCTCCAGCCCACGAGGGCGAGCACCACTCCGACCACCGCCACGGCGATGCCGACCCACAGGAGGGTCGCCAGGCTGGCGTAGACCAGCCCGACGATCACCAGGATCAGCCCGACCACGAGGAGCGCACCACCGGCAATGATCACCGGCTCAGGGTGCTCCCTCGGTCGGTCAAGATCAATCCACAGTGTGTGCAGACAATGGGGATGGTGAAGTCCCAGCCCTCCGGGAGGACATGACCGACCCGCCGGCACTCCTTCACGTTGATCCAGTGCAGTAGCGCCGTGAACGCCCGTGGCACCCCATCAACCCGCGCTACCCGCCTCACAACGCCTCCACGATCAGGTATCCGACTCCCACCCAGAAGAGCGCGAGGAGCAGCAGGATCAAAACCCATACCCGCCGCTGCCTCGCGCTCCATTGCGAAACCGCCACCCGGAGATCATCCGGTATGGCTCACCCGCTCACTGCCGTTCGTGATGCAGTCGATAGAGGTCCTTGTGGTCCTCCAACCGGCCGGGACGATGACCGACCGCCCGCCAGGTACCCGTTGTCCCGTTGCACCGGAAACACGACTGCTCGCTCAGCCTGGACGCGTTCTGCCTGGTCCAGCCGCAGGACGTGCAGATCCACGTCCCGCACGCCGGGCAGAGATCGTCGGGATCGAGAGAGGCCCGCCTAGTCATGCTCACGCACCTCCAGCCACAGAGCACGCTCATCCTCGCGGCCCCGGTCGTAGGCCCGGCCGTTGACCATCGCACCCAGCACGAAGCCGACCAGGCCGATGCCGGCGGTGAGAATGCCCCACAGCCACCACTCGCTCATGACTTCACCGCCGAGCGCAGCTCCTCGATGACGTTCTCCAGGTTGGTCAGCCAGTCGTTCATCCCGTCGTCGGCGTCGTAGGTCGCGAGGAACTTGGCGATCGCGTCCTCCAGCATCACGATCCGGGCGGCATGGGCACCGAGCTGGATCGCCAGCTTCTCGTAGTCAGCCTCCAGCTTGTCGGCCCGCTCACCTATCTGCTCAAGAGCGACCTGCACGAGGCTGAGCTCGTCCGGGCTGCTCATCGCGCCCGCCTCCCACCGTCGATCACCCGGAGCGGCGGAGTGGCGGAGGCCAGCACATCGCTCAGTACTTCGAGACGCATCCGGTTCTTCTCCTCCCCGCCGACGAAGAACGTCGCGAGGTAGCCGTCCGGGTAGGTGTAGCGCGCCTCGCCGTACTCGCCCCGCTTGCTCAGCATGAAGTGCTTGAAGGTGCCGCAGTTGTCGCAGATCAGCGTGACGCTCCACCCGGCCGGATGGGCCTTGGTGCCGCCCTCGGCCTCGGCGGTGTACGGCTTCCACGAGTGGCCGAATGACCGGCAGCGGATCGAACCCTCGGAAAGCTGGCTGTAGTCATTGGCCTTCCGCATCAGACGGCCCTCCGCGAGTACGGCCGGAACTGGTCGATCGTGCAGTCCGCGATCAGCCGGTCCTTGCGGACCTTGATCATCCGGGGCTGGTAGAGGCTGGAGCCGGTCCAGTACAGGTAGGCCACCTCGATCACCGTCCCGACCTCCACCTCGGGCTTGCCGATCAGCGAGCACCCGCCCACCTGGACGAACTCGCCCTGCCCGTTCAGGACCGCGAAACCGCACGAACCGTGCTGAGGGTCCGGCTTGCGCACCGAGGTGACCACGACCTCGGCCGTCTTCACGAACTTGATCTTGACAGCGGCCTTCGTGCGCACCCCGGGCTCGTACCGGCCCTTGAGGTGCTTCGCCATGATGCCCTCGCCGCCCTCGACGGCCACGGCGTCCAGCAGAGCCGCCTT